TAACTGTTGTAAATGCTGCTTCTGAGTACATTACGCTTGCAATTAGCGACAACAGCACTGCTCCTGGTACCGCCCGTATTCCACTCACAACGGGTGCTAACGGCACCGCCCCAGTAGCATCTAACTATGTAACTGCTATTAGTGACTTCGGTACCATCGACCGTCCTCTAGTCCTATTTGCCCCAGAAATCATGGCGATTCTTGGTGCTGCAAATGGAAAGACTGTTCAAGATGGTTTGATTAGCTTTGCAACTAGTAACAACCACTTCGCTGTGCTTGACACTGATGACGCTTTGACTCCTGCTCAGGCAGTGTCTTATGCGACTTCTATCGGTGGATACAGCAACGCAGCGGTTTACTACCCGAACGTGTACATTTCTGACCCACTAGGTAGAAGCGCAGCTTCGCTACGTCTAGTTGGACCAGCAGGTGCAATGGCAGGTATGTACCTCTTTACTGACCGTCAAACTGGTCCGTTTAAGGCTCCTGCAGGTGTTCGTTACGCAGTTCGTGGCGTAGTTGCTCCAGAGCGTACGTTTACTGCAGCAGAGCTTGACACTCTAAACAGCGCCGTAACTCCTGTAAATGCTCTTCGTAGCCTTCCAGGTGCAGGCGTTGTGTCTATGGGTGCTCGTACTCTGCTTCAGGATGGTACTGCTAACCGCTACGTGAACATGCGTCGTTCACTTATCTACGTACGCAAGAGCCTTGAGGACCTCACTCAGTTTGCTCTCTTTGAGAACAACGATGAGCGTCTATGGGCACGCCTACGTACCGCTATTTCCGTATTCTTGACTGGATACCAGAACCAGGGTGGCCTTCGTGGAGCCACTCCTGCAGAAGCGTTCTATGTCAAGTGTGACACGGAGAATAACCCCGCTGCCAGCATTGCTAATGGAGAGGTTCACATCGAAATCGGTGTAGCTCTTCAGTACCCTGCTGAGTTCGTGGTTATTAACCTGTCACAGAAGACCTCAGCCTAATCTAAGGGAGATAAGTAATGGCAACGATTATCAACAATCGGTCTCAGCTAACCACTGACCCATTAAGGAATTTTAGATTCCTTGTTACCTTCAAGCCACACAACATCGGTGGTACTGATGGAACTCCATGGAACGGCGATAACGCTACCGTTCTTGGATTTACTTCAGTATCTGGTTTGGCAGTCACCACGGACTCCATTCCTTACCGTGAAGGTGGCTACAACACTACGGTGCACCAGATTCCAGGACAGACCACGTTCTCTCCTATTACTCTGCAGCGTGGTGTAATCCTCAACACCTCTCAGAACTGGGAGTGGATGCGCAAGCTATTCGCTACGGTTCAGGGTGGTGCGCAGAATGTTCAGGGTGCATCCTTCCGTGTTGACCTTGAGATTGAGGTGCTTTCACACCCAATCCCAGGCTCAGCTGGCGGAGGCGGCCAGGTAGCTGCAGATGACCACGTAGCTATGCGTTTTAATGTTTACAACGCATGGATTACGTCTGCTTCTTACTCTGACCTAAATGCTGGTGACAACGCTATCTTTGTGGAGCAGGCAACTCTGGTCCACGAGGGCTTTGACATCAACTGGGCACCAACCCTTACAACTAGTGCGGCAGGTTTCGACGCCTAGATAACCCCATAAAGGACTAACAAATGACAAAACAAACGGTAGATGCAACAAAGAACCCAGACCTTGCTAACAAGCTCGTTGGAGAGGCTCTGGATACAAAAGAAGAACAACCAAAAGCAGAAATCACAGCTCCCTTAGAAAACATCGTAGAACTCCCTGGCGGATTTATTACATCCGCTGGGGAGGCTCTACGGAGTGCAGAAGTAAGAGAGCTAAACGGTTTAGATGAAGAGGCCATAGCGAGGCAACCAAACTTTGCTAAGTCTATGAACACCATTCTTTCTCGTGCAACGGTAAAGATTGGTGATGAAAAGGCCACTGATTCAATGCTGGATTCGATTCTGGCAGCAGACCGTGATGCTCTGTTTCTAGGAATACTCAAAGCTACTTTTGGCAGTACAGCAGTTATCAATGGATATTGTGAAAGCTGTAAAGAGTCCAAAGAGGTTGAGATAGACCTAGACACAGACATTAAAACAAAGGTTCTTATTGACCCTGTAGCAGACCGCAAGTTTGAAGTACAGGGAAAGAAGGATACTTACACAGTCGTTCTGGCTTCTGGTAAGGCGCAGCGAGCATTAACTGAAAATGCAGACAAGACTCTCGCTGAGCTAACAACCATAATGCTAGAACACTGTATTACACAGATAAATGGCAAGCCTGTGATTGGTAAGCACCAAATCCAGAACATGCCACTGGTAGACCGACGTAAAGTCGGAGACGAACTAGCAGACCGCACACCTGGACCACAACTCGACGATATTGAAATGGAATGCCCTGACTGTGGCGGGAAGGTGGTTGTCCCGATAAATCTCGGGACTCTATTTCGCATCTAACGGACGAAGTTATTGGGCGTTAATGTCGGAATGGACCGCACTTACCTTTAGCTACCCAGGGTGGGGCCTCGAAGAAATAAAGAGGCTTTCTCCTAGAGAACGAACAAACTGGTTAGAAATAGCCAGAGAGTATGGAAGAGTAAAGAAGGACTGACATGTTAGGTGGCGGACTTAATTCGCTAGATGCTATCGAGAGCAAACTCGATAAGCTTCTTGCTAAAGTCAGGCAAGTTGACAGCCTAGTCAGCAATACTTACCGTGCCACAGGCGGCGGCAAGATGGGCGGGTTCTCTGCCAATGCTCCTAGTGGCGGTGGAAACCTTCTTTCAAACTCTTTCGGTAACGTCCCTGCATTTCAACAAATTGCAAGTGGTGGTAGGAAAGTCCTAGAAGGTCTAGGTCAGACCTTTGGTGCTGTGGGGCAAATAGCTGCTGGTATGGGCATGATGATGCCCGATGTGGGCATGACCGTTACTCGTGAAAGCGGCTACTACGGAGCGGGCGTTGCTACGGGAGCAATGGTTGGACGTGGACAGCTTCAGGCTCAAACTCGTCTTGGTCTTGGGCAGTTCACCACCAGTGCAGGCTCTGATGCCGCCGTTGCAGCCATTCTTGCTACTCGTGGAGTAGTTCCTGGCTCTGCTAATTATTTGCAGACTGTTGCAGGTGTAGCTGGTGCAGCCCGCTACCTAAACATGCCAAATGAAGTGGCTGCTAGGTCTATTACACAAACCACCATGGGTCCAGCCTCCGCTGGCTTTATGCGTAGCTTCGGTATTTTTACCGCAAACCCACAGACGGGTGAGAAATACAGTGAAGCTCAGATTTTTGAACAGGTTTACCGAAGGGCAACTGCGGGAAGAGGGCAAGCAACCGTAGAAGAGACTCTGGAGTCTCTAAACCGAGGCTTCTTGGGCGAAACTATCCGCAATATGAACATGCTGGATGATGCTGGTAAAGCACGTCTATCTCAGTATTTTGTTGATAAAGCTACTGGGTTAACCGTAGACATTACGGACTCTGGTTCATTAGATTCAGCTATTGCCAGAAACAAGCAACAGGGTTATGAGAACCCTTTTCTAGCCGCATATCAAATTGCTTCTAAAGAAACTCAAAATATGGAAGCAGCAACAGGCGTTTACTTGTCTGGAATTCAACAAGCTGCTGATGCTCTGAGTGCTTTGAAAGACATTACCAGAGATGAACTTATTCCTAGATTTGGGGAACTAAACGCTGCTATTCAAACGTTTGTTGGCGACCGTACAGGAGCTGGTCTTCTAACTGGAGCAAGCGGTGTTCCTGGGGCACTGGGGGGACTAGGAACTTTTCTTGGTGGGGCAGGGGCGACATTTCTTGGGGTTAAAGCTGCTACTGGTGCACTTGGTAAGCAGTCTGCAGCAAGAGCAGCTGGTCCCTCTACAGGAACTTCAGGTGTTGCAAAGTTTGCCAAAGTGGGAATTCCAGCCGTCGCAGCAACCGCAGTGGGCAGCATAATGCAGGGGTCTGATAATGCTGCTGTAGCTGATTTTGGACGGACATTGGGCTATGCAGGAGCAGGTGCCAGCATCGGTGCCATGGTTGGCAGTGTTGTTCCTGGTGTGGGAACTGCTTTGGGTGCGGCTGTTGGCGGTCTTTTGGGAACTGGCTACGCAATGATTGCTCCAGGAGAAGGTGGGTCTGGAAGCACTTCAGCAAGCAGCGGGCGTGCACTGACTGATACTACAGCTACTGGAGGAAATGGCGGGTTTAGGTTGGGACGCCCTGTTCCTGGCCCCATTCGTGCAAAGTTTAAGCAAAAGTACAGCTCATTCGACCCAACACGCATGGTATGGCCTGATGGTCACCGTGGTGTTGACTTTGACGCTAACGCTGGTCAGCCCATTACAGCTGCCGCAGCGGGCATGGCAACTTCTCACACCTCTAGCGGGTTTGGTAATTACGTAAAGATTCGCCATGAAAATGGGATGTACACGTTCTACGCCCACATGTCCCGTGCGGTTGTAAACAACAAGTACGTGGCTCGTGGAGAGGTCATTGGATTTGTTGGTTCTACGGGGCGCTCTAGTGCTCCGCACCTTCACTTTGCGCTTTCTCGTACAGACTCCACCAACCACCCTCACGTAGTAGACCCTGTCCCATACATGGATGGTGGAGCCAGCTATGCGTCAGATGCTCAGGCATCAAACCAGACTTCAGCAACAACTGCCCTAAATCAAAGTTCTGGAGTTTCAGCCTCAGCACCACAGAGTACTTTTAGCAACCTAAGTTCTTCTAACACCAGTGCTACTAGCACGATGTATGCGAGCTTGGCAAGTTCTGGTAGGGCAACTGGGTCTACATTCCCAACAGTTTCAGCGTATTCAGCTTCTAGCTACTACCGTGGAGAAGGTGGCTCTGGGGCAGTGATGCGAGGCGGAAATAGTGTTCAAATTAATCTAAGTATTGCAAAGGCGTCAGAAGACGAGGCTCGCAGATTTGCGTCTTGGTTGAAAGATTACTTAGAAGAAGAAAAGCTAACTGACCGAATGGGAGCTTACTAATGGTACTACCAATATTTAGCGGCGTATCTGGGCCTGTAGCGGCAGACAGGGTTGAGGGGCAAACGTCAAAGTATGCAGTTCCAAATTTAAAGGCCACAATAAACAGGCTTGTAAGAGAGATTTCTAGTTTAAACAGTCAAATTAAAAACTTAGAAAAGAGTTATCTTGTAGATGGCGTGTGGAGCGCAAACTTTGCAGTAGCGCAGCACGCTGTGCTTACGGCTCAAAAAGAGAGCAAAGAACGTGAGCGAGCGCTTAAAGAAGAAGACCTAAGAAAGTTAAAAGCCGCCAACACTGCAGTCACTAAGTCCACTACCACCCAGACATCAACTACAACTCAACGACT